TCAAGTCGAAATAAGTAGCCTGTTTTTAGCTTTCTTGTTTAGTGCATAGATAGGGTAAACTAATATAAACAACGCTTTCGGATCATCGCTAAACTTAGATAAAAGCGTGTAGAATGATTCTTGCATCAAATAGCCGCCTGCCTTTGGATAATCAGACTGGCGAATATAATGATATAAATCATATTGGAATAAGTCATCAAATGTTGCCACTTGTTGTCCGCAGAACAATAACCAACTCTCTAAGCAATTTAGTTCTTTATATCCTAAGTTTTGAATCATTATAATGTATTTTGCTTTGCACACCTTCGTCATACGTTTATTTTTTGGCATATCGTTAACAACTACTGAATGAAGCAAAGAACGTAATGTTATTAACATCAATATGCTTTAATCTTTCAGCGTAACTATCAAAATCATTGTACATAGCGCAGGCTTTCGGTTTTAACTGTTTAGTGATATGACTCAATAAACCACTACATAATCGTCCACTCCTCTAGCAACACACCACGATTTTGGGCGATTTGTGAAAGCATCGGTGTCGGGGTGTTGTGGTCGGCTTGCCATGCGAGAGCCTCTTTTTCTTGGCGGTAAAACTTTCAATTTCTATCTGTGGATAGCCTGCCAGTAGGCTGTTTTTAAGCTGGTCGGCTTTGTCTGATAACTTATTGAGTAAGTTTTCTTTTTATTGTGCAAAAGTGCGGTTTGTTTTTCGGCGGAAATTTCCCATGTGAGGGTGTCAAGGTTTAGCTGGTGTGCTGTGCTAGGTTGTGGATCAATCAGCGCAGGGTGCCCCGTTTTGTTTACGATAATTTGCTTGCCTTGGGCTTGTCCGTTAAGCAGCTCAAGGTAGGTTTCTTGGATAATTTCTACCGCACTTTCTGGTACAAAACCGCCGTCAGTGTCATCAAAAAAACCGTTTTTGTAGTAGATTGTCATTGTTTTTCCTTTTTTTTGTATTTACATTTTCTTTCTTGCTATCTATAATGTATTTACAAAATACAGCATAAACTGCAATGAAAATTGAATTTGACCCTAATAAAAATCAACGTAATATTGAAGAGCGAAATTTACCCTTTGAATTAGTTGAACAAATGCGTTGGACAACGGCTGTTATTGTGCCTGATGTTCGCTTTGATTACCCTGAGCCACGTTATGTCGCAGCAGGTTATTTAGGCGATACTCAGCGTTTGTACATTGTCTGTTTTACCCCAATAAAAGACGGCATCCGTGTTATTAGTTTCCGCAAAGCGAATAAAAGAGAGGTTAAAAAATATGAAACGTCAATCCTTAACCAATGCTAACGGCGAAGTGAGAGAACTTACCACTGAAGATTTTGCGCTTGCACAACCTGTTGCTGAAGCTCTGCCTACTGATTTGGCTCAAATGCTTTTTTCCCATCAGGAACAATTGGAAGAAAAAGGCGTGATGCAAAAACAAAATACGCGAAAAATTCCTAAACAAATCGTCACTATTCGCTTGTCTGCCGATGTGGTCGAGAAATTCCGTGCCACAGGTAAGGGGTGGCAAACTCGTATCAATGAAGTTTTGCGTCAATATTCTTCTCAGTTGTAATCGTGCTTATCATACGTGGGCTTACGCCCACCCTACAATAGCTTCCCGATGCCTGTGTATGGGGTCGCAAGTGGTTCAGCTCTTTACTCTTGGAAAGAGGTAGCAAATTGGCTTTATCAGAACCAGCAGCTTTCCTCTACCCAACTTGAAGTGGCTAATTTTGTTTAATCATTTCCAGTAATCCCATCATAAACATATCAATGTCTTTCTCTTTAGCAAAAGAAGAAAGACTTGTTCCTGTTTTAGTCATCACGACTATGGTAGTTGTGTTCAACTCTATGTCTAATGCGCACTGATTGTCCTGATGGTGCGTCGGGAATAATTCGTTGATAAGGTTCCCCTTTCCATCTCCCGATTGCTAAGAATTGTAAACTACACGCCCCTTGGTCAGGATGACCATGTTCATAGTTGTACCAATACAATGTTGTCGCTGTTGATTTTGTTAATATATTGACTCCAACATCGTGGTAATCTTCAAAGGATGATGTTATATTCCCCCAAACTAACGGTTTCCCGACAAATGAAGTCGCCCACGTTAATTGCTTTTGCCCTGTGCCTCCAAGCCCACTGTCTGAAGCATGAACATCATAAAAATCTACAAAATAGGTTTGTATCATCGTCCCGTCAGGATATTTTCGCACCTCAAAATTGCCGATTTTTTGGTAGCTAAAATCAGCTAAATTAGCTTTTAATTTATTAATTTCTCCTAAAGCAAATTCGCTTGCAACTTTAGCCTTATTTGAACCGTTTGTTAGATGAGATATATCTGATTTCGGTATTCTTCCATTTGCATTATAATTGGCAGCATTTGCTGCTGATTGTGCATTATTTGCTGCTGATTGTGCATTATTTGCTGTACGTTGTGCCGCATCCGCTTTCGATACACCATCATTTGCCGTACGTTGTGCCGCATTGGCTTTCGATACACCATTATTTGCTGTACGTTGTGCCGCATCCGCTTTCGATACACCATCATTTGCCGTACGTTGAGCATTATCTGCCGCATTTTTCGCATCCACACCTTTATCATAAGCGGTTTTTACCGCTCTACTTGTCGCAACCGTAGTTGAAGATAAACTATTAACCGCATCAGATTTATCAACACTCAAAGAACGACGTAATGAATCCGTGTCGTTAATTTTTAACCACTCTGACCAATTATCCGTTTGATAGCTAGTCTGATGTCGCTCGTACACATCAGAAGAATATGCAACATAAGCAAACTGACGACACCAAGAACTGTCGCCACCTGCGATTACTTGAATGTGACAACTGGTTGATACCGGTAGGTTTTGTGATAATGAGGCTTGTCGAATCGCATAAACACCATCAGTTTTAAGGGTGTTAATATCGCCACGAAACTCTTCCACTTTAAAATTACCGATGCCATAGCCTGCTAAGGTTGTGGCGGGGGATTGTTTGCTATTTGCGGTGCGTTGTGCTGCATCTGCGGTAGTTTGGGCTTCTACTGCTTTGTCATAAGCCGTTTTAACCGCCGCACTGGTTGCAACTGTGTCTGCACTATTGCTATTTACTGCAGAGGATTTCTTGCTGTTGTGGATGTAATTTTGCGAGACATTTAACTGTAATTGTGCAGTTTGTTGAGCAAGTTTTTTCCCTGCTTTTGCAGTGAGTGCAAGAGATTCACTTTCAAGCCCCGTGTCGTTGGTAAGTTGGACGATACCTTGTTGCGTGATGCTGGATTTAGCGATTTCGTGGGTATGACCACTTTCATCAAATCCATTTTGCGTTGTGGCAGTAATGGTTTTAGGTGTCATTTGTTGGCGAGTCACAAAAATCACACTGTTATCAATAGATAATGTCACTGCACTAGAGGATTCTACTTTTAAAATCATTCGTAGTACTTGGACTTTACCACTGCCACTACTTTCTGTTGGCTTAAAACTTTCAGGACAGTTTGCGTAGGCAATGAGTTTGTTTTGTGCGTCAAATACGCCCATTTCTCGGATGTAAAAACCACCGATATTTTCAGGAATGGTTAATTCAACGATGACTTGTTTATTATTGCGAGGATCCAGAGAAACTGCACTTACAGGTGCGATGTGCGTTTGATGCACAAGTGCTGTGGCACTTGCTGTTGGTGTAACCGCTTGCCCATTGCCATCGCCCACAGCAAATTGAGTAAGTTGTAATGGCTGCCCTTGGCTTAATGCCTGAGCAAAAGCCCGTGTTCCGTAGTCGGTTAAGATTGCAAAATATTGTGATGCCATAAATATTCCTATTGTGGATATACCGTGATGATTTCGCCCCACTGCTGACCAACAAAGACACTAAGTGTCCCTGTTGGGGAGAGGGCGATAGCGAGCTGATTGAGATGTCTTGAGACGGGTTTAACATCGTTAATAAGTCGCACTAGTTCGTTATAGGTTTGTTCATTTAAACCACTTTCAGACACTTCTACGGTTAAGCTAAATGTTCCTGGTGTGCCTTGTGGGTTGGTTTGAAACCATTCTTTTAGTTCAATAAGATAGCCTATTGGCTCAACCACACGTTTTACTGCGCCAATCGTGCCTTTGTGTTTGTGTACAAAATAAGATTGTTTAATCGCAATGCGTTTAACTTCTTCCGTCCAGTTTTCATCCCATTTATCCACCGAAAACGCCCAAGCTAAATAAGGGAGTAATTCAGCGGGACAACGTTCAGGATTGATTAAATCTGCAATAATAATAGGATTTTCTACCGCACTTTTTAGAATTTCAGCCGCACGTTTTTCTAATGGCGTTGAGCCTATCGGCAGTAATAAATGATTAGTAATCATCACTTGTCACGATCTCCAAATTAATTGCCGTGCAGTAGGCTGATTTTGAGCTTGGTAACACAATGTCAGCGATAGGCGAGATAAGCTCTACTCGTTGTACCCCTTCTAAATGTAAGGCAGCATAAATACCCGATAGGCTAATGTCTCGCCCTAAACGGTGTTTTTCTTCGGTGTAAGCCGTCAATTTTTTTAGAGCAGCCGCTTTGATTGGCTCGTATTCTGGGCCACGATAAAGATGTAATTTGGCACGGATTTCGTAAGATTGGATCACCGCACTTTGGACAATAACGCGGTCGCCAATAGGGCGGATGTCATCATCATTAAGTTTTGCCCGAACCACATTTAAAAGACTTTCCTCTGCCTCGCCTTGTCCATTGCGACTTAAAATTGTCACGGTAACATTGGCGGGCTGAGGGGAAATCACCGACACATCTGCAACATCAGGGTGTGCAGAGAGTGCGTGGAAGATATAAGCAGAACGAGGCCCAGCCACAGAAAGCCCCTCAAAGGCTAATTGCGTACGCAATCTCAATGAGGTGTCATCTTCTAAAATTTCGGGGATTTTAGGCGTAACATTATTATTCGCCTCTTGTATGATCTGTCTTTTTACATTGTAATTGGCGGCAATCACATCTAAATCTGAACCGCTTGCATAGGCTAACATTGTGGCTTTTGCCGCGTTATTGATGCGGTTTCTTTCCATCAACTGCAAGTAAACCACTTCTTGTAATAATTTCGTGATAGGCTCACTTTCTAAACTTAATCTAGCTTGCCAAAATGCTCTTTCATCTTGTGGGAAAAGTGCGATAAATTCCGCTTTTCTGTCTGCGAGCAAACTTTCAAAATCTAAATCTTCCAGCACTTTCGGTGCATCTAGTTTTGATAAATCGACTAATTCGCTCATTGTTTATGTCCTAAAAATAGTTTTTCGTTGTGCATTTCTTGGTTATCTTTACGACTGCGTGCGACATAACTTGCCACAATGCCACCTTCAACCAATTCTGGTTTAAATTGTGTGATTTGTACTCGTGGTTCCCAACGATTAATCGCTGTAACAGCACAAGCTGCCAGTTGTAATAATAATGTGTGGCTGATTGGGCGGTCTATTAGCATTGGGATTAAGCTGCCATATTCACGCCGCTGAATACGTGAGCCAACTGGGGTTAGCAAAATATCGGCAATGGATTGTTTAATGTGGTCGCTTTCGTTTTTTAATATTTCGCCAGTGTATCGGTTCATACTATGCCTTTGCATTAGAGGTTCGTTGGCCATCGCCTTGTTCAACGTGAACGTGGTTTTGTAAACTAATCGCTCCGCCTTTTATATCGCCACTTGCGGTCACACTGCCTTGCGTGCTGATATTGCCTTTTGTGGTGCTTGTGCCTGTGGTTGATAAAGAACCGTCAATATTCACATTGCCTTTGATATTGATAGTGGGGCAGTCAATATCAATTTGATTAGCGGCAGTAATACTGGCGGTTTTGATACCTGTCACAACCAATGCGCCACTTGCTTGGTTGTAGGTAATTTTGGCACCGTCAGCAAATTCAATAACGTGTTCGTCGGGCGATTGGCTTGGGCTGTTTTGTGTGTAAAGCCCGACTAATATGCAGGCAGTAGTAAATTCGCCACTAACTGATAACATCACACATTGTTCGCCCACCGTCGGCGGCGACCATGTTTTGGTTGTACCCGCTCGAAATGTAATAAATGGTAAAAACTCTGTCAGAATGTCACCGCTCTTTACACGAGCACGTGCGGTGGCGTGATTTATTTCAGCGATCACTCCAAAGCGGATAATGTTATCTAGTTTTCGTTGTAATTCAGCAGACATAGGCATTCACAGTTAAAGAAAATGCCTTATTGTTGGCAATATTGTGTGGTGTGGCGAGTGGGGGCGTGTGTGGAATAGTAGGTAACAAAAAAGGGCTTTCGCCCTTTTATTTTTTATTACCTAATTGAATAAAATCATCAATACGTTTACGAATATCTTTCATTCGTTGTTGAATGAATTTTTCTTCTTTTGTCCCGAATAAGGTATCGTGATCAACCATAAAACGAACCGATACTGTGGTTTGCTCTGGGTTATCTTCATAATTAAATGTCAGCACCACAAGAGGATCGTTTTCTTCATAACTTAAGCGAGCGTGATATAAACCAATATAATAAGGCGATGCGCCATAGGCTAAACTACTGTCTTTTGCACGTCCGAATAGACGGTCTTTATTTTCAACATACACTTCAACAAATTCTTGTTGCTGCCATAATGCGATTAATTCAGCGAGATTAGTCGAATGTTTATCAATATCTTGTTCTGTAAATCCCAATGCAAGACTGATTTGCGTAAAAAGATGATGGATTTCGACAAATTTAATATGTTTGCGTTCTAGCATTTAATTGTGTGGCTCTAAGTTGCGCTTTTAAAATGGTTTGAACATTTGCCTTAATTTCTTTGGCATTGTTACCCTTCACAGGTTCGCCTTTTATTGGCGATGTGCGGTCAATAATTTCACGAATAAAAGGTGCATTGTTGTTCATTGATACCCTCCTATTTTTCGCCGATCCTAGCACTTCTGTTTACAATAAACAACAAAAAAGGGCTTTCGCCCTTTGATTATGCTCTGTCCCACATTAAACTTCTTGCTCTTGCTTGGCGTTGGTTTTCGATGCGTTGTATTTCTTTTGCCACTTGTTGTGCAATGGCTCGTTCGTCCATACCTTGTGCGGCATGGATAGTGATATTTACGCTCATTGGTTGGCTGGTTTGTGCAATCATTGGACGAGCAGAAATGGGCGCACGAGTATCAACTTGCACAGGTGCTGCAGTCGCAACGCTGAGCCCTAATCCGCCCGCAATCAGTGCTTGTTTGCCGTAATTAAGGGCGTTGAGTGTATTGACGCCAAGGCGTGATGTGGCTTCTTTGGTCATCACGTATTCGCCACCGTGGACAATGCCCATGGGTTCATATTTGCCACCATTGCCAGTGTAGCCGCCTGACCAATTTTGACTCGGTAATTTTTTGCCATTTGAACCAAAGCCAGTGAAATCCTTAAATGATTCCCAAGCACTTCCTGCCGTTTCTTTTGTTGATTGCCAAGCGTTGCTCGAAGTGTTTTTTGTGCTTTCCCATGCACTAGATACACTATTTTTAATTCCCTCCCAACTTGGCATATTTTCAGAAATCCACTTAATACCATCCATTAATCGTGTTAATGGCGTCAGAATAAACTCAATCGCTTTCGCCATTCCATTTCCGAATTTTTTACCTGCACTGGCTGCAGCATCTAAATCTTCTTTGGTGCTTTGTACTGGAGACAATAAATCAGTAAACCATTTTACCACTTTTTCAATCCAGCCGACGACCACACCAAATGCGGTGCCAAGCGGTTGGAATTTTTCAAGGACGGGGGCGAGACCTGATTTTAAGCCCTCCCAAAAACCGCCAAAAAATGACCGCACTTTATCCCAATATCGATAAATCATCACACCTGCCGCGACAAATGTAGCAGCGAGTAAACCTATTGGAGAAAGGAGAAAACCGATGATTGACGTTAATCCCATAAAGAGCATTCTAATAGGTGCAAAAGCAATACGAAGTATTGTTTTTAGTCCATTTAGCCAAAATGATAGGTGTTTCATATTTTTAATGAGTTTAACAAAGACACTCGGCATTTTTTTCAATCCGCCATAAAACATAACGGTTCCTGTTTTCGCTGAATTGAGGGTGGTTTTATAAAAAAATAAATGTTTATTTGCCTTTAAACTTTCAACAGAGACTTTTTTTAATGATTGACTTAATAAATGATTAATGCCTGTAAAACGCCCGACACCTAATAAAATGCGTGCAACAGGATAAAACAGAAAACTAAATGCCATACTTAATGCACCTAATGCTGTAATACCTCCTGCAATTGATACACTCCATTTAACAATTTGTCGAGTAAGTTCAGGATTCGCTTTTATCCATTCATTCACTTTTCGCACTATTTCGGTTACCGACTGTATTGCGCTTCGAATATCATCTGAAATAGTATCATAGATCGCAATGCCTACGGCTTCACGCGCAGACTCTAGATTTTTTATATCCCCCATTAAGTTATCCGCCATAACTTGCGCGACTTGCTCTGCACGACCTGCGGAATTTTTTAATTTTTCCGTCATTTCTTGAATGCCGTGGACGCCCGCTTGTCCAACTAATTCAACCATAGCTGTCGCAGCTTCTGTACCGAAAATGTCTTTGTAATAAGCCATTTTGTCGCCAGATCCCATTTTGGCAGTTTTCTTTTCTACATCAACTAAAATGTCGGTAAGTGCACGCATATTGCCACGACTATCTTTTGCGGATACGCCTAATTTTTTCAATGCTTTTGCTGCCGCTTTAGGTGGAGCGGAAAGTCTGAGCATGGCAGAACGTAATGATGTCCCCGCTTGAGTACCTTTTATCCCAACATTACCTAATAATCCAACCATCGCTGACATGGTTTCAAAGTCTTGACCTGTTGCAGTGGCAATTGGACCTAAATATTTCATTGTGTCGCCTAAACCTTCTAAAGTCGTGTTGGAACCACTAAATGTTGCAGTAAGCACATCTGCTACACGCCCCATTTCGTCAGCGGAAATTTTAAAACCAGAAGAAATATCTGATGAAATATCTGAAACTCGCCCCATTTCGATGCCTGCGGCTTTTGTCATTGCTAAAATAGCAGGCATTGATTTTTCGATTTGGTCTGCATTGAATCCCGCCATCGCCAAATAACCTTGACCTTGTGCGACTTCTCCTGATGTAAAGGATGTTGTTGCACCGAGATGAATCCCTTGTTGGCGCAGCCGTGCAAGTTGTTCCGCTTGCTTTGGATCAGTTTTATTTAACCCAGTTAAAGCTTGCACCTTAGAAAAATCTTGTTCAAAATCTAATGCAGGTTTGAGCATTACACCAGTGAGCGCATTGCCAGCTGTTCCTGCGATCATGGCAGATTGCCCAAATCCCTTTAATTGCTCACTTTTCGTTTTTAAATTATCTACGCTATTTCGATAAGCTAAGTTTCTTGCTTGTCGCTGTTGCAGTTTTTTCATGGCTGCATTTTGTTTTTCAATGGCGGCTGTGGATTGACTAAGCTGTTGTTTAAGTTTTTCCTGACTTTCCTTAAATTTTGATGTGTTAAAGCCACCAAGTTTTAATTCTTGGCGGAGTTTATTTAATTGTTTACGCTGATTTTCTTGTGCTTGTGCCATTTTATGCGCTGCTTTATGTGCTTCTGTGACTTGGCGTTTAAGTGCGGCTGTCGGTGCGGCAGTATTGCGTAGTTGTTCGGCTAATTTTTTTGCTTTTTCTCGTGCTTCAATTAATTTCTGATTATTTTGCTGCAGTGAGTTTTGCAAATTTTTAAATGAATCAGCGGTTTTATTTTGTTGTTTTAGTTTATTGAGTTCATTGGTCGCACCTTTTACTTTAGATTGCAAATTATCCATTTGTTTTTGCACACCTTTTAAAGGGGCTGTGAGTTTATCAACTGCACCTAGAATTACTTTAAGCTCTAAATTTTTCATTTTTACCCACTTTTTCTTGACATTTTAGGAATAAGGAACAAATAATGAACAAACTTAACAGGGAGAGAACGATGGAAATTTTTGTTTTGCTCATTGGTTTGCCAATTATTGTTGGTTTACTTATTGCATTTGGTACTGCAGTATTAGCCGCATTTAGTTATATTTTTGTTGGCGCATTATCTTTAGCGATTAATTTCTGGTATATCACGTTAGCAGTAATGCTTGTTTTGCTTGCACCTCTTATTTATTTAAATAGTTGGTTATTTTGGCTTTTGGCTGCAATCGTTATTTTCTTTACTGTTGCTTGGTTTTTTGGTGGCGATACCGAACAAATCAAAGCAGAAATTGAACGTAAACGTATTGCTAAAGAGCATAAATTGTAAATTAACCCAATTAAAATTCTTTACCCGCTATAGCTCTAAGCACAAATCTTTCAATCATTTCAATATCTTCTTCTGTAAAGCCCAGCAATTCACGCTGGGCATATTGCACTTTGAAATCTTTATTTTTAGATGGGCTAGCACTTAACCCGTATTGATGCACTGCAGCAATCGCAGCATCTCCACCATAAAAACCGAGTGAAATTCCTTTTTCTTGGTAACGTAATTTCATGTGAGCTGGCGTGACCAATTTTCTAAACATTAATTGGCGTTTAATTCGCCCTTTCTTTTTGCCAAATTGTTTTCTTAGTTTACGAGGCTCAAATAGTGTTCCATCTGGGTTTTGCTGTGCTTTAATTCTTCTACGCTGATTTCTTGCTAATTCCCGCCCGATTTGTTGATAGAGTAACCGTCTCCGTGGTTTACTGATATTTTTTAATAAATCTGTAAATGCGAGTTTTACTTGTTCAATTCCATCGCTCATTTTTATTTTTCACTTTAAAAAATTAAATTTTCATCTGTAATTTCGCCTAAATAGACACTTATCTTCCCTAATCTTTCCCATTCCTGTGCGGTTGGTTCTTTTGCGTAATGAATTTGTACGTTATTACCCTCTTTTTTAGAAATGACACGTTCAGTAAGTTGGATTTCGAAACTAATGTCAGCGGTGTGGTTATTGTTGTAATCTACTTGGAATTTAAAGGCATTTTCTCGAATTTGCGGATTTTCGAATATTTCAGGTTGATTTGTGCGTAGATAAGCCAGCATTGGCACAATCAAGGCGGCAATATCGCCTGCATAATCCGTTACCACAACATTGAGTGTATAACGATATTCAAAACTAAATGATGCAGCACCCGTTGCGATGATTTGCCCACCGTCCACATAAAGTTGTAGATGGTCGGGATTTTTTACAAAATCGGGATGGCTTTGTTCAAGGATTTTGCGCAGTTGGTTGGGCTTTTTCATTGCTTCACTCGTTACCGTGGGTAGGTATACCCACGGTTAGTTATCGTTTATAGTGCTTCCCCTTTGGGGAACCGTTGCAATTAACCTTGGGTATACTTACCCAAGGCATTATGTTCTAAATTGCCGCTGCCGTTTTTCCTCTTGTTCTTGGCAAGTCACGCAACGTGTTACGCCCTGAATCATTTGTCTGCGTTTTTCTGGGATGGGTGCATCGCAATCTTCACAATAAAGGCGGCTTACTGCTTTAAAAGTGCGGTGTTTTTTCAGGGCGATTTCACGTTGCATTTCTTCAAGCTGCTGTGCTCGATCGAATTGATCTGTCATGGCTGTTCCTTTTTGTTAAATTCTTCCATGCATTTTTTTAAACTTGAGTTCTCGATAATGCACAAATCAAGGTGGTGCTGTGTCTGTAAATAGGCTTCGGCTAATTCGCCATTGGTGCGAATTTGTGGCGAATACGCACTGCATTCTGTGGTTTGCGGACAAAGAATCGGCGATTTAATGATTTCCTGCTGAGTTGAACAGGCGTTTAACATCATCAGGCAAAGGGCTATCAGCCCAATCTTGATTTGATTTAAGTACATTTTTTAAATCCTGTGTTTGTTGATTTTGCTTTTCTTTGAGGTTGTTTACGGCTTGGATTAGCTGTGCTTGCTGTTCGGCAAAATTTTGAACGCTATGATTTAACTCAATGTAAGCATTTTGCCATTTCAGTTTTAGTTGTTCTTCTTTGAGCATTTCTTTTCGCCAATAATTCGCCTCAAATCCCAGAAACATAATCAGGAGTACAAGTAGTATTGGCCCGATAAGTAAAATGCTTCTTTCTTTCGCGGTTAAGAAATTAAACATAGGGCTTTCTCCTTTTGTCGGCGTTCAATCAATCCTTTTAGCGGTTTCCCTGCAGCGTAAATCCAACGTTCAAATTGACTGCACATGGCTTTGCTGTAGCCTTGGCGTGCCATTTTAAAAAGTGAGCTATTTTTTAATTTGCCACATCCTACGTTAAAGGTGATGGACACTAAGGCATCAAATGCACCTTGTGGCATGGTTTGCCCGTTGGCATATTGATTAACGCATTTTTCTGATTGTTTAATGCCTTTTACGTATAACTCGGCAATTTCTTGCAAGGTGTAAATTTTATTGCGGTCAATTTTTTCAATAGCATCGGTTATGCCTATGCCGACTGTTAAAACATCAGCAGGGCATTGATAAGGCTTTTTCATACAACCTTCTGCATTACCAATCAGTAACAAGCCTTTTTCCGAGGTTCGAATATCATTTCCATAAGTGGCAATCACAAGTCCAACAACAGCGGATATGGCACAGATGTATTTGGCAGAACGTTTAATCATGATAATGGCTCCGTTGTTTAAGTTCTTTTTCTTTTAATTCAAAGTCTTTTTTCTTGTAATACCAATTCACAAGAAAGGTGGCGACACCTATCACAATACCTGTAATCGATGCGACATCAGCCCAATTTACATTTGAGAACATATCGGCAATGCGTCCAATTAAGAAAGCGAATATTCCTGATGTGTAAGACGCTCTTGATGGTGTGTCGTGCATATCAGCTCCAAAGTTGAATTGTGTCATTTGCCACACTGATTTTTTCTGTATCGGCTTCTGGCAAATTGACTACCGTACCAATGGGAATAATGGGCTTATCCATTAAATGTGGATTGAGTTCGCAGGTTATTTCGAGTAAGCCTTCACTTCGTCCAAAATGGCGATAAAGAATGGCGTCTAAATTGTCATTTTGTTGTGCGTAAACTTGCATTAGATTAACTCCGCATCGACGCGTTTTCTGCCCAATATGTCGCTAATCGCAAAGCGTGCATCACGGCGTAATTCATCTATGCTGTCTTTGAGTTGCGCCATTTTCTTTTCGCCATCATTGGTGCTGTCGTAGCTTGCATAGCGTTCATAAAGGTTTGCTAGTGCCAAGCAACTTACCGCACGTTTATAGCGATAAATCAGCACGCTTTCGCCATTGATGGAGGGGGCTGTGATCTGTTCTAAACTGTCGCGCTTGCTTTGTGTTTTAAACGTGGAGAGTTCCGCATTGACGCTTGCCATGCCCTCAATCAAGGCATCTTGTAAACGTTGTGTGGTAATGGTGCCGTCTGCACGGTATTGATTACGAAATTGAGAAAGTGACATATCGGGGAAGAAACCATCATTACTGATAATGTCATCTAAGGTATCGTCATCATTTAACTGTTGCTGTACTTCGCCCATTTCATAATCAGGGGCAAGTTTGACTGATATTGCACCGTCGCTAATTGATTTACCCTTATAAAAAAGTCGGGTGAGGATTAAATTAAGCACGGCCAATAAATCCGTCAGAATTTGACCGCACTTTTAATCCGCCCGACGGCTGCGTGGTTTGCTCGGTTTATATTCTTTCTTGCTTGTGCAAGAAAGAACCAAAGAATACACCCCGATTAAATCGCTTTTCTGCCCTTTGTTGTCATTTTCTTAACGGAAAATTTTTAACTCGCTAGGCTCAAACAAGAAAAATTTTCCTAAAAATGCCAAGTCGGTCAGGCGATTTAGACGGGGCATTAAAACAACATCAACATTCAGTCGTTGATAATTGTTTTTTTAGTTTCTTGATGTCGCCTTTTACGCCAATTTTTTGATCTAAACCTAAAGCACGTTCTAAATATGCCAGTGCTTGTTCAGGGTGCTTTTCAACCAATAACAAGCCCAATTCACGCAATAATCGCGCACGGCTTTCATCGGGCATATCGCAATCAGCGGTGATGCGTTGGACTTGCGCTAAGTAAGATTCGTCGAACGGTTTATTAGCTGCTCTTGCGGCTTTGGCTTGGTCGGAAAATTCTTCTGCTAACAAGGTGCCAAGTGTTCGGGTAAATGGCTCGGGCAAGCGTAAATCATGAAATACGGCATAATCGGCAATCTGTAAGGCGAGATGATATTCACCACAGTCAATTGCCCACACGCACCATGTCATTAAGACATTATCTTGTTTACCACTTCCGACCGATAACGCCCCTTCAATCCATGGGAGATAGTCAGGCAAAATTTGCTTTTTAAATGCGGCTTTGCGTTCCGTCGATTGGATGTTTTTTAAATCCTTTCGATGGCGAGCAAGAATACGGCACATTTTGTCATATTCCGTAAAGTCGCTTAGATCTTCGGTTTCTGCCGCATTAGCAATCGCGGCAGAAACTTCCAGAAAATGGCGTTTAGTTGGGCGCATAATTGATTCCGTTATGCTGCCACTGGCGAAATAGGCGCAGGTGCCTCAAGAATGGTGATATTTTTCGCCATGGCGACTGCCTCGTAGTTTTCTACAACATAGGCTTCGTTTGACGATAAATAATCTTCCACACGATTGCGTTCTGGCACATCTTTTAAGTGACGACGCACTTTGCCTTCCTGCACGTAGATTGACAAGTTATCAAGCGATGTGACTAACACTGTGCCTTTCGGGAAGAATGGAACAGATACGGCTTGTAAACCGCCCACACGTTTTTGGCTAATGACGGTATCGCCTGCCAAAATTTCGCTTGGTTTTTCTTGGTTGATTAATGGGAAGTATTTATCGGCTAATAAGTCGCTACCCATAATGGCAACCAGTTTTGTGTCGTCACGGTATTGCGCTGGGATGAAATCTTCTTTTAATGCAAAGACAAGGGCATCAAGGTTTTTGTAGGTTTTACCTGCACCGATTTCGATTTTGCCGCTGCTTTTTTCAATTTCTTTTAACACACGGGCTTTGGCTTTATCTTCAATTTGGACTAACCAACCTTTATTCACATCTTGCAATAATGGATGTTCAGTGCGGTTTGTGGTTGCGGCTACACTTGTGCCATTCCAACCAATCATGATACGGTCTAATGCAATGCGTTCGGCTTTGAGTTTGCCCACACGTGCGGCGAAATCAGGGAATTTCGCCCAACTGTCTAAAGTTGCATAATTTAAATGCGTGTCAAAGTTGGTTTGTTCGCAAGAATATAAGTTTTCTTGCAAGCTGTGAATGTCTGTAGTTTCACGTGCTTTGGTGTTGGTGTCAGTACGGCTTGCCACAGGAGAAAGCACGCCTAAACGCAATGCGGAACCTTTCATTTCTTGCACCATCACGACATTGATGCGTTTTAAGAAACCAGAACTTTCAAGCACGGCATTTTCTAATTTTTGTTGAATAGTTGGCTCAACGGTAAACTGACCGCCATTCGCAACGAATGCCACATCTTCGCCGTTATCTTGTGCAACACCAGAAAGGTAAGCATTAAATTTTTGTTTGGTAAATTTATTCATTTGGTTTTTTCCTACGATAAATTAAAAGAAGCGGCCATCAGTTTCAGGTTGTTCACCGTAAACTAAAGGGCGAGGATTTTCGGGTTCTACAGGTTTTTGGAGTTCTGCAAAAGTTGCTTGGATTTCTGCATTACCTGCTTTCATTTCTTCGATTTCGGCTTTTTGTTTGGCTAAATCGCCAGAAAGTGCGGTTAATTTTTCTAAGGTTTCTTTGGTTTGCTCGGCTAAAAGTTCAATGGCTTGTGTTTGATCAGCAAAGCGTTCATCGTCTGATTTTTCTTTTTTCGCAAACAAACCTTTGATTTTTTCAAAGATACTTTGTGTTTCTTCCACAAATTCCAATTCAGTTTCAATAGCGGCTGTGAAAATGTTGTCCGCTTTTAACTTGCGGGAATTTAAGCCATTGTGCGAGAAACTTAACATTTCTGTGCCTAAACTTGCTGGGTTGTCGGTAACGGCTAAACCGACCAAATAGGCTTTGCCTGTATCTGCAAAATTGGTGTCGATTTCTACGGATGTGTAAACTTTTTGCCCTTCTTTGTTTAAGGCAATAAGTGCATCAGTTGGCTGTAATTGAGCTAAAAGTTGTAATTTGCCGTCTTCACGTTCTTCTGTTTTTACAGCTAACACATCGCCAAAGCACTGTGAATTAGCCATTTCTGGCAGATAAACTGAAAATTTGATGTGATCTAAATTGATTCGTGCGCCGTAGGTATTTTTCGGGTCATAGCTTTCTGCCATTTCTGAAATCCAGTTGCGCTGAATAGTGCGTCCGTCTGTGGTTGCGCCTTCTGTCGCCACAACCACCCATTTAGATTTTTTTGCCATTGGCTTTCTATCCTTTCGATGAGTGAATCATTGCGCTCATTCTGAAAGAGTTTTCAAGGCGTTGCTACGGCTTGCCGTTGTTGTCTTCCCTTTCACAAAACGCCCCAAAAGACGACCGCACTTTGAATTTCTATGATGACAGGCAAGAAAAAACCGCACCTAAGTACGGTTGAGAATTAGCAAATTTCGTTATTGAGATAGCGTGTGAGATGACGCCATTTTTCAGGGTTATCTGATTGGAGTTTATCCAGCAGTTTTTTAATGAGCGGTTTGGCGATTTTATGAACTCGTTTGTATTCAGTGACGTTACCATATACTTGCGGAGCAAAAGGAGAATTGAATAATGCCAACGGCTTATACAGATTTTCCAATAAGAAACGCATTCTTTCGTGGGAAAACAATAACCATACTAGGTTGTCAATATCTTGTTGGGAAAAAGATTGCGCATAAGTGGGTTCTGGCATAGGCAAGGCAGGTTGGCTTATTTCATATTTTCCTGTTTTGCGGATTTGCGGGAGGACTTCTTCAAAGATCCAGTTTTGAAACTCTATCGCTTCGGCTTTGTTGGAGCGGAAAATAATGCGGTAAAGGTTGGGTTCATTGATGAAGGTAAGTTCTTGATGACCTCCATCTGTAAGGGTTGCAATTTTATTGCATCCCTCTTTATTCAATCGGAATGCTTCAGCACTTCTACGATTTACGCCTAATACTTGGCAAACATCAGATAAACAGAAATAAGGTTCATTGTTGAAAGATTGAATACGAACTGGAAAGGATTTGAAGTTGAAGGTAGAAATTTGAGTTGTCATTTTGTGATTTCCTTTTGAGGGCGTTCCCGAAAATCGGGCGGTCGAGAGCTCAAAACTCGTCACAAATCGAGCGGAGTTATTCCCTTGCGGTGTTGTATTCCTCGCACTCTCGACCATTGATAAAAAATTGTTGTTTTTGACCGCACTTTTTGCGGGTACAAAAAAATCACGCTGACGGGGTGAGTTACCGTTTGTGAAAAGGGCTTTTGAGACCCTGTAAGCAGTATCCTACGCTTGAGAGCGGGGCTTGTCAAGCGTAGGGGAAATTATTGCCGTAGCTCTTTTTGTGAAGCAACTGCTAAAAAATGGCTGCGGTCTTTGTAAATGGGGTTGCTTGCAACACGGCTATCAATACGTTTGATAAGGTATTCAGGCAAGCTGATATTAATACGGTGGCGTTTGCCTTGATATGCGGAAATATCTACATCAAGCAACAACCAAGTATCGCAATAGTTGAAATCTTCTTGCGTTTGGTAGTGACGATAGCCTTTGTCTTGAAGTTCGTTGATATCTATTCCGTCTTCAAACATTATTTCTAAGATGGAATGAATGGCATCAGTTACCTGCGTTGGGATTTCTTCAAGGGTATCAGCGGCACTAAAGCAGGAATATTCTTCAGTAAATAATGCTGGCACAGTGATGCCGTAGGCTTCATTTTCATTTGTTGGGGTTTCAATGCCGATGGTAAATAACATAGTCGCTCCTTGTCGTCTTAATCACGATAAATTATACACAAGCATACACACAATACAAGATTTTTATAATGGAAGAATTAAATAATATCTCATCAGAAACTACAGCTGACACTAAACGTCAGGCGCAAGTAATGTATTTTAGCGGCTATAAAATCGCTGAAATTTCACGCCAGTTAAATATTCCTGCATCAACGATTGCCAGTTGGAAAGACAGAGAAAAGTGGGACGATATTGCGCCTGTCGGTCGGGTTGAATTGGCATTAGAGACAAGATTGAATCTGCTCATCGCAAAAGAAGAAAAGAGCGGTTCAGATTACAAAGAAATTGATTTACTTGGTCGCCAAATGGAACGGATGGCGAGAGTGAAAAAATATTCTTTTGGCGATGGCAATGAAGTAGATTTGAATCCCAAACTGGCTAATCGTAACAAAGGCGAACGCAAGAAAGCCGAACCTAATGCTATTAGCCAAGAGCAAGAAGAATTGCTGATTAATGGCTTTCTTGATGGGATGTTTAATTATCAACGCATTTGGCACAAGGCGAAAGAACACCGAATCAGAAATATTTTAAAAAGCCGACAAATTGGGGCGACTTACTATTTTGCCCATGAAGCCTTTATTGATGCTTTGACGACGGGTCACAATCAAATTTTTCTTTCTGCTAGTAAAAAACAAGCCTTACAGTTTCGCTCGTACATTGTGAATTACGCCAAGCAAACGGCAGATGTAGATTTAAAAGGCGAAACCATCAAACTTCCAAATGGGGCTGAATTGATTTTCCTTGGCACGAACTCCGCCACAGCTCAATCCTACCACGGCAATTTGTATTTCGATGAAGTGTTTTGGGTGCCTAAATTTGATGTGATGCGTAAAGTGGCATCGGGTATGGCGGCTCAAAAGATGTATCGCCAAACGTATTTTTCCACACCAACCACAATTGCACACCCTGCTTATGCGTTCTTTTCAGGCAAGGCATTTAATCGCAATCGTACGAAATCAGAAAAAATCGAAATCGATATTTCTCACGCAAACTTAAAGAGTGGGAAACTTTGTGCCGACCGGCAATGGAAACAGATTGTGAGTATTTATGATGCAATGGAAGGCGGGTGCAATCTATTCAACATTGACGACCTAATTGCAGAAAACAGCAAAGAAGAATTTGAACAGTTGTTTTTGTGCCAATTTGCCGATGATAATAGTTCTGCTTTCAAGTTTTCGGACTTGCAACTTTGCCAAGTGGATAGCTTAGAAGAATGGCACGATTACAAGCCATTTTATCAACGCCCATTCGGTAATCGTGAAGTGTGGTTAGGTTATGACCCTGCTTTTACTGGCGACCGTGCAGCCTTAGTGATTGTTGCACCGCCGAAAGTGGAAGGGGGCGATTATCGCGTTTTACATAAACAAACTTTTCACGGTATGGATTACGAAACACAAGCAAGTCGCATTAAGCAGTTTTGTGATGATTACAATGTGACTCGCATCGTGATTGATAAAACGGGTATGGGATCGGGCGTTTATCAGGAAGTGAGAAAATTTTATCCAATGGCACAGGGCCTAGAGTATAACGCCGATCTTAAAAATGAAATGGTGTTAAAAACACAAAATTTAATTCAAAAACGTCGCCTGAAATTTGATAGTGGAGACAATGACATCGTGAGTAGTTTTATGACCGTAAAAAAACGTATTACCGGAACAGGTAAGATTACTTATGTTTCTGACCGTTCAGAAGATGCAAGCCACGGCGATTTATCATGGGCGATTATGAACTGCATTTTAAATGTGCCTTATGGTTTCGGCGGCGATGTATCAAGCAACAAATCAACAATATTTACCTTTGAATAGGATAATCCAATGAGCAAAAACACAAAAAAATCCACCGCACTTTCAACTGGAAATCAAGCACAGGCATTCAGCTTTGGAGAGCCTATTCCAGTGATTGACCGTGCAGAAGTACTGAATTATTTCGAAAGCGTATTGATGTATGAAAAATATTACAATCCGCCAATTAATTTAAGTTACTTGGCTAAAGCCTTAAATGCCTCAGCCCATCATAACAGTGCGATTACCGTGAAGAAAAATATTTTACTTTCAACATGCAAAACCACCGCACTTTTACCTCGTACCCAATTAGAAAAACTGGTGCAAGATTACTTGGTCTTTGGCAATGCTTATGTTGAGAAAACTGTAAATTCGTTTGGTAAGGTTGTCTCGTTAAAATCCCCTCTTGCTAAATATATGCGTATCGGTGTTGAAACAGGTGTGTTTTATCAGATTGTGAATGGATTTGATGAATATGAATTTAAAAAAGGTGCTGTCTTTAACTTGATTAATCCCGATGTGAATCAAGAGATTTATGGCGTGCCAGAATATTTGGCAGCGTTACAATCTGCTTTTTTAAATGAAAGTGCCACATTGTTCCGCCGTAAATATTATTTGAACGGTGCGCATGCTGGGTCAATCATTTATATGACTGACCCAACACAGAACCAAGACGATATTGAAGCAATCAAAACGCAAATCAGACAAACAAAAGGCACTGGCAACTTTAAAAATTTGTTTGTGTATATCCCAAATGGGAAGAAAGATGGAATGCAAGTTATTCCTCTGTCTGATGCTATTGCTAAAGATGACTTCCTAAACATTAAGAACGCTAGCCGTGATGATGTGTTAGCTGCGCACCGTGTGCCACCTCAATTAATGGGGATTGTGCCGAATAATACAGGCGGCTTTGGTGACGTTGAAAAGGCAACGCGAGTGTTTTTTATCAATGAGATAATCCCATTGCAAGAACGCTTGAAAGAGATTAATAGTTGGGTAGGAGAAGAAGTGATCACGTTCTCCGATTACAAATTGCTAAATTAG